AGTTGCAAAAATCTTCGTAAACACTAACACAGCGGCAGCCGCAGGTTTATTGACTGCAATGGTGCTGAGTAAACTATGGTTGGGCAAGACAGCATTGAATGCCGCAACGAATGGTGCGTTAGCAGGTCTAGTAGTAATTACTGCTGATCCATTGACACCATCACCTGAGTTTGCTATTCTGTATGGTGCATTAGGTGGTTTATTAGTTCCCCTCTCAATGAGTTTCTTTGAGAAGAAGGGTATTGATGATCCAGTAGGTGCAATCAGTGTACACGGTGTTGCAGGTATTCTAGGTCTATTACTAGTTCCTGTACTAAACGCAGATGCTACATTTACCGCACAAGCAATCGGTATTGGAGCAATCTTCGGATTCATCTTTGTATCTTCATATGTTATTTGGTATTTGCTAGACAAGACTGTCGGCATTCGAGTAACTGAGCAAGAAGAAGTAGGTGGTTCTGATATGTGGGAAGCAGGTTCAAATGCTTACCCAGAGTTCATGAAGTAGAAAGACCAAAGTTCCACACTCGAAAGGGTGTGGAACTCTTTTAAGAGGATAGAGATATGGGTACTAAATTAGCAGGAATCATGGCAGTAGTTACATTCATTGTTTGTGGATTGTTCTATTGGTATTACAACGATACCCAAGAACGAATGGCAATCCTGAATGAAAACAATGCCAAACTAGAAACAGCAGTCGCAACAAGCGAAGCCGCTGTCGAATCTCTTCAACGAGATTATCAAAGAGCGAGTGAAGAACTAAACGAAGTGAATGAGAAGTTCGCTAGTATTCGCAAACAGAATAAGACTCTATCCAATAAGTTGGGTAGACACGATCTAGGCAATCTAGCAGAGAACAAGCCTGGATTAGTAGAGAAAGTTATCACTAAAGCAAGTGGAAAAGCGAATCGATGCTTTGAACTACTTTCTGGTGCTGAACTAACTGACAAAGAAAAGGAGGCTAAAAATGGTAAAGCGTTCAATAGCGAATGTCCTTGGCTGTTTGATTATATTGTCAATTATTAGTGGCTGTAGTAGTATGCCCAAGCAGATCGTAGTATCTGCTGAACCAATTGAAAAGCCAAAACTAATACTTCCAAAGTCAGACGAACTTGATCTTCGTGATGTTGAGTGGATCATCTTAGTGAAAGATAACTGGGAAGAGAAGTGGGCAGAATTAGAAAAGAGTGGAGAAGCATTAGCATTCTTTGCAGTAACTGATTCTGGTTACGAGAGTCTTGGTTTGAATTACTCTGATCTAAGAGCATTCATACAGCAACAAGATGCAATCATAACGGCATATAAAAGCTACTATCAAGAATCAGAAGACGCCTTTGACGAGGCCAATGCTGAAGCAGAAGAAGAATTTAATCAACAGTCAGAAGAAAGTGAGAAAGGATTTTTTGGCAGACTATTAGACTGAGGTTATTATGAGTAAGAAATATGCAGTTGTTAAAACTATTCAAACATTCGCCCACACATATGTTATCGCTGAAGATAGGCTTCAAGAACTGAATCCAGATTCTCCAGTAGAATTAGGTTGGGCAGATGATTGTGTAACTTGTGAGCAGATAGGTGAATTATCACAAAAGTATATAGGCGAATCGATTATCGAATCTAAGTGGGCGCCTGAAGAAGAAGTTTTAAACTATTTTTCAGAGCATCCAGAACTAGAATATCTAGCAGATTTGGGCGATGAACAAAAATTGACCTATCTTAATTATGGTCTTATACTTGACAAAAGCAAATAAGCCTGATATACTACTCAAAATCTGGAGAAATGTATGGTAACTATATTCGGATCTGATAGTTGTTTTCATTGCTTGAAGTGTAAACAGATGTGTGAGGCAATGCAAATAGAACATGAGTATCTTGACATATACAATGATTCGGATACCTACACTCTCTTTAAAAGATTGTTTCCTGAAGCAGAAGGTATACCACAAATTCTTTGGAAAGGTGAACATATCGGTGGATATGTAGGACTGACCCGCAAGATTGATGATTTTATAATTAATAGTAATGAAGGAGAAAGTAATGCAAAAAAGTGAAGTGATAAATTTGTTGAAGTCTGGTGAAGTTAATCTTACTTTTACTAAGGTTGATGGATCTACCCGAGAAATGTTAGCCACTCTTAGTGAAGATTTGATTCCTAATCCACAAACAACTTCTGAAGCATCTAGAAGTAAAAAGATTTCTGAGGGTGTCTGTGCAGTATGGGATAATGTTGCACAAGGTTGGAGATCATTTAGATGGACTAGTGTTACTGAAGTGAATGGTGTAGCAACTCAAATTAATGGCTAGGAGTAGATAATGGCTAAATCCAAAAAACGAGCGATACCTAGAAGAGGCAATGCCGCAAAGTTAGCCGAAGAAAGTAATATCGGTAGAGAAACAATCGACTGGTCAGAAGTAAAACCAGAAGAATATGAAAAGAAAGTTCTCGAAACATTGCGACACTATGGTTACTTCTATGAAAAAAAGTCGTATGTTTCTTGGGCTCAAGAATGGATCAAGTCTTATCGACCTAATGACTTGAAAGCATTCAAAGCCAGCGAAGATTGGAGAACCTCACCCACTCTTGCATCTCTTATGAAGATGGAATTGATGGGTGCGGAACTCGATCAAGCCGCTAAAGATTTTATCAATGATAATATTGATGAAATTATACGCAGAGGTCAATACAACCTCGACAATGCCGTTGAAGAAGACGAAGATGATAAGCCTGAAGTTAAAAGGAAGAATCCATCTGAGTTATTGAAAGAGAAAACTCTTGCTGTTATGGGAGAAATCGAGGGGTTCATTGACGAACACCTAGATGATACCTTAGACAAAAAGTTTTCTTTATATACCCATCTAAAAACAATCGATGCGGCAGCCCAATCTGCTCGTGACATTGTTAAGTTCTACAAAGAAATGGAAGCCGAACTGATTGAATTGACTGTTGATAAGACAGAAGAACTAGTCGAAGGCTATAGCCATTTACCTGTAAAAGAACAAAAGTCTCTACTCAAACTAGTCTCTACATTTATAAGTGATGGCGAGAAGTATGTGTTGAGCAAGAAAGCAAATCGTAAACCTCGTATTAAAAAGGCAACACCTGCAACGAAACAAGTTGCAAAGGTGATATATCAAAAAGAGTGTGCAGACTTCAAGATATCTAGTACAAGTCCTGCTTACATTGTTGGTGCTACAGAGGTTTATCTATTCAATACCAAAACGAGAGTAATGAAGTATATCGTAACTGATAATAGTAATGGATTTACTGTGAGTGGAACTACAGTTAAGAACTACGATACTGAGTTGTCATTCAAGAAAAAGTTACGCAAGCCTGAAGAGATGATTGATGCGATTAACAAGAGTACTAAGTTAAGAGCATTGAAGGCTTTGAAAGCATTGAAGACTAAAGATAGTCCCACGGATGGAAGAATCAATGCTGATACCATTATTCTTAAGGTTAACAAGTGAGTAATATAATAGACTTTACTAAAGCTTTTGAGAAAAGAAAAAAGCGAGAGGAAGAAATAGATGACCTTATACAGCAGAGTGATAAGCAAATGGCTGATGTATTCGCTGTAGTTAATGCTAGAGAAACTGTTTGGGCATTAAGGGGAATGGGTATTGAAGTTGAGAAAGATCCGAGATCGATGTTAGATATACTAACAATTATTGAAGCTTCTAAGGCTTTACTATTTCGATCTATCAATGAGGAATATCCATTTCAAACTTTTTCGAACACTGTATTTGAAGATGTTCAGAAAGAAGCTGAAGTCAGTTTACAGGATATGCTCGATAACTTCATAGAAGGCATGGAAGAATACTTCGATGGAATTGAAGAATAGACTTGACAAAACCATAAACTTATGCTATAGTAGTAAACACTATAAATTAAGTTAGGAGAAAGACGATGATATTGGTTGATTTAAACCAGGTCATGATTGCGAATATGATGATGCAGATAGGTAATCATCAGAACGCACAGATTGACGAGGGTATGCTAAGGCATATGATCTTGAATACGTTGAGAGCGAATCGTAAGAAGTTTCACGATGAGTTCGGTGAACTTGTGATCTGCTGTGATGACAAGAACTACTGGCGTAGACAGACTTACCCGTATTACAAAGCAAATCGTAAGAAAGCAAGAGATAAGTCCGAAATGGATTGGAACGCTATTTTTACTGCCCTCAATAACATTCGTGAAGAACTAAAAGAGTTCTTTCCATACAAAGTTATTCAAATAGAAACCTGTGAAGCTGACGATATCATTGGTACAATTGTACATGAAGAAGGCACTGAACTAAATGCAGGCGAACCTATTCTTGTACTTTCTGGTGATAAAGACTACATACAACTTCACAAGTATGCAAATGTGAAACAGTATGATCCTACCAGAAAGCGTTGGATATCTAATGCTAATCCAGAAAAATATCTTGCTGAACATATTCTAAAAGGCGATTCTGGTGATGGTATACCGAATGTTTTATCTGCTGACAATGCGTTTGTTATGAGTATACGACAACGACCCATAACACAAAAGCGTATAGCTGAGTGGGCTGATATAAATAATATGGATGATGAAGTAAAACGCAACTACATGAGAAATAAAGCTTTGATTGATTTAAGTGAAGTTCCTCAAAAAATGAAAGATGAAATACTTTCTATCTGGCATGAAGAGAATGGTAAAGATAGAAGTCAGTTGCTCAATTACTTCATCAAGAACAAACTTAGAAATTTAATGGAATGTATAACGGAGTTTTAAAATGACTACATTATCTCTGGCAGAGATTGTTAACACTGCCCGAAAAGCAGAAACAGTTGAAGAAAAAGTTGCTATTCTGAAAAGACATGATAGCCGACAACTAAGAGACTTACTTGCATTGATGTGTGATGCAAGATGGACTTTTGACCTACCTAAAACTGCACCCCCATACAAAGAATCTGTGATCAACGAGTCACACGGTTTATTGTATCGTGAAATGAGGAAAATGTCGTACTTTGTTGAGCAGATGCCTGATGGAAATGATTTGCCTAAGGTGAGAAAAGAGTCACTTTTCATTCAGATGTTAGAAGCTGTGGACAAAGAAGATGCTAAACTTGTTTTGAGAATGATTGCTAAAGAGCCTTATCCCGATCTTTCTCCTGAAGTGATTAATGAAGCATTTCCAGGTGGAATAGTTGAGCCTATCGCAGTTAAGCGTGGTAGAGGTCGACCTAAGAAATCAGAAGCACCATCTTCAAAAGAGGCTTAATAAGGTAAAGTAACATGGGTAAAAACAAGAGTAAGAAGTTTCGAGAGTGGATTGACGAGGACTTTGAAGTGAAAAAGGACTCAAAGCGATACGATAAGCGTAAAGCAAAGATTCAAGAAGCGAGAAGAAATAAGCGAAAGAACCGAGATTCTTTCTAACTACTGAGGATATAAGATGAGCAGGAATTATCGTGACGACATAATAAAAGCATCGATGGACTATATGCAAGCCCAAGCTGGTAAGCACAAAATGAATATCGATATTTTAATTAGTTCCAATGTAGGTGTTGCAGAGCATCCAGATGTTATGGAAACCATAGAAAAAGAGTTGGAAAAAATGGCTGAGTACCACGATAAGTACGAAATGCTTGAAAAATACTTCAAATAGTACTTGACAAAATCTGAAGTTATATGCTATAATACTATGTATTTTGATGATAAGGAAAGTGATGAACGACAAGATTATATTAGTTGACTGCGATGGTGTTCTGCTCGATTGGGAACATAGCTTCAAAGTCTGGATGAAAGAGAAAGGCTACAAAGTAAAGAATGACGAAGAATACTCGATGGCTAAATGTTACGAGATGGAAAAGCCAGAGATGAAAAAGTTAATTCGCCATTTCAACGAAAGTGCTACGATGTGTTGCCTACCACCCTTACGAGATGCTGTAAAGTATGTCCGTAGGATTCACGAAGAACTTGGTTATGTCTTTCATTGTATTACTAGTATGACTCTTGATCCTTATGCAAACAGACTGAGAGAAAAGAATCTAGAGAACTTATTTGGTTCTACTGCTTTTGAGAAAGTTAAGTGTTTAGATACTGGTGCTGACAAAGATGAGGCACTTCTTCCTTACATCGATAGTGGTTGTATGTGGGTTGAAGATAAGTATGTTAACGCTGAGTTAGGTGAGAGACTTGGTCTTACTTCTGTTCTAATGGAACATGAACACAACAAAAACTATGATAGCGGTGCAATCCCTTCAGTTAAAAGTTGGAAAGAAATCTATGAAATGCTCGTTTGAGGGCATCATTTGATATAAATATCATTATGGTTAGATGTGACGTTTGGGGCAATCTAAAGATTGTCCTTCTTTTTATCAATCGGAGAATAGTATGCCTATATATCAATACAAAAATGAGAAGACTGGTGAAGTGAGTGATAAATTCATGTCCATTGCCGATATGGAACAATTCGAAATAGACAATCCCCATATGAAGAAGATTATTCATGCGGCTGCCTTTGCGGCACCAGAGCGTATGAGTATTCCAGGTGTGAAGAAAACTGACGATAACTTTAACTCTTTATTGAAAGATATGAAGAAGAAAAATCCGGGGTCTGACATAAGAACAAGATAAGGATTAATTAATGCCTGCACAACAACAAGAAAGACTAACTAAAAGGCAAAGACGAGTATTAAGACAACAAGGGATATTAGACACAGACAATCAACTTTCATCAGGATTTTCAGTTAAGAACGATATTGCTCCAATGACTGATAATCAGGCTTCAGCCTTTGAGTCTTGGGATGAGGGTCAAAACTTAATGTTACATGGTATAGCAGGAACAGGTAAAACCTTTCTGGCACTATACTTCGCACTCAAAGAAACATTGAAAACAAGTACTCCACATAAAAAAGTTTTCATTGTTCGATCAATAGTTCCAACTAGAGATATTGGATTTCTACCTGGTAATCAGAAAGACAAGATGAAGGTATATGAAGGTCCATATTATGATATATGCAACAAGCTTTTTGGTAGAGGTGATGCATATGAAATTCTCAAGCAACGGAACAATGTAGAGTTCATATCTACTTCCTTTCTTCGTGGTTCTACATTCGATGACTGCATTATCGTAGTTGATGAAGTTCAGAATATGAGT